ATGATCGCGGGGGTATTGGTGCTCACACAGCCGGTCTTCGGGGCTGAGTCGTGCTCGATGTGGGATCTGCGAGACTCCTTTACCGCCCTTCCGGCACGTTCGGCCCTCAAACAATTTAGCGTGCCCGCGCAGTCAAAGGGCTGGGCGTGGGTGCCTGTCTTGGCCCTCATTTTCCGTCAGGACCTAGTACGCGAAGGAGTCCGTGACGGTCCCGGCAGAGTGCACTAAGGGCGCCGCGCTGCCAAAAGGATCGGGCACCTAGTCCCGCTCCGCTGCGCGTCTCGGAGACGACGCCCTCTGAGGAAGTTGCCGTACACCACGATCATCGCCATCGTTCCAGTCCTCTCCTACTTAGTCGCTGCCGTCCCACGCCATCGTTCGCCCCGACTCACCCGATAGAGGCTGCTCGCTCAGCGAGCCCGTACCACGCGAGCGCCGAGCAGATGGCAACAAGACTTGCGGCCAAGACGAGAACGAGTAGGCGGTTTCTGAGGGAAATAACCGCGACCAACGCGGCACCCGTGCATGAGAGGGGCAGGAGTCCGTACAGGATCAACACTATCGGGAGCAACAGGAGTGCGAGTTGTCCATCTTTCGGAGCAAGCTCAACCAAAACGTACAGAAGCGGGCCAAGGCCGCAAAAAACGAGTAGCACCCAAAGCAGGCAGCCGTCCTCGCCAAGTCGACGCCCGCCGGAGCTTCCTCCTGAACCTCCCTCGCGGTGGTCCCTGACATCGCTAATGATGCGATTCCTCAAACGTTTTGGTCACGTACTGGCTCCAAATGGATCGACGGCTGATTCCTTGGCTTACCGGCTCCTATTTCTTGTAATCTTCGCGACCGAAAAGATCACGAAGAAGAGCATGGCTCCTGAGAAGGCCAGCGCTATGACACGCGCTTGCAAGCCAGTTGATGGGACCGCCGCATTCCACCGACCGCTCACGAACTGGGCCACTCCCGCAACGACGCCAAGAGTCGAAAGCATGAGAGCGCACGTCCAAAAGCCTCTATCGTGGTCCATCTCCTACTCCTTGAGCCGCCGCGGGTGACTCCTCCTGGCGCTACAGTACTTCCGAATCCTCCATGTAGTCCGGCTGCACTGCACCCAGTCCTCGCACAGCCTTTTGCTCAGGCAGCTGCTGTCGCTCCAGGCCAATGTCCGTACAGGATGAGGTGGCTCATGGCAGGGCCGGCCCGTTCTCCTCTTCGTAGATCCGAACCACGTGCTTTCCGACGCGCCAACGGCTCGATAGTGTCCTTAGCTTAGGCGCGAGTTCGGGCACGCTTGAGTGGGAAACCAAGGTGCGCACGGCGGTATGCAAGAACTCCCTCAGTTCCTTGTCCGCGCCAAACCCGTTGAACCCGATAGTGGTCACAAGGTCCGCCAGTGCGACCAGCTCCCACGCCTCGAGGGGATGCTCCCCAGCCTGAAGGAGAGCCGTCAACCGACGGATTGGGCGACGCTTGTACTCGTAGAGAACGCCGCCTGAGTTGACGTGCCCACGGGCAATGGTAGCCAGTGCCCCCACCGTTCCCGGCCGGGACCGAGACGAGACCATGCCTTCTAGCTGGTCCATCCTCCTCTTGAGCGGCAGACTAAGAAAGGCGATGGGGACGCAGCCTGCCAGGAACAGCATCAGTTGACCCCGTCTCTCGGGCTCGGCCCTAACCAGCATAACAAGCCAGAACATGCCGCCCACCCAGCACGCGAGAACGATACTGGAGAAGACTCTCTGCGCTCGGCTCAAGCGCTGCCAGAGCCCTAGCAACTCCAAGGGAGTCGCGTTCGAGGGTGGTGGGTCTAGCAGCCTAGGCACTAAGTTGGGAGACCCGAGATGAACGTCGGAGCGCTCGCCAGCCGATGGGGAACCGAAGAACTCCGAGATTCCCGGTGCGATTCTATCAGGAGACAGCAGCCCTGCGCTCGGCCGCAGCGCGGTGGCAAGGTCGTTGCGCCTACAACGGTTAGAGTGCTGTCAATCGGGACGGAAGGGGATGGCTTTGGCCGAAAAGTCATTGGCAGAGTGCGGGTTCTACCACATCGATCTACCCAAGTCGACTTAGCCAATGGAGGAGGCTTTCAGTCTCAGAGCCCCCAAATCTCTGGTAGGTATCGGAGCATTAGACGGTTATGATCTTGAACAGGTAAAGGTCAAGTTCCTACGGCCAAAGGCCGTGTAGTCGCGGCTCCGCGCCGCGAGCAGCCCATCGACTACGCCTGCTCCCTAGAGGAAGGTGCGCGCAGGACGGACCTGCGACTGCACGGCCTCCGGCCGTAGGGAGAGGTAATTCCTCATCACCCTGCTGGAAGAGGTCTTTCGTCGCAAGCTCCTCAGTAGAGCGTCAACCTACATTTGTCGCCTCAGGAGGGGGAGGCTCCCCTTTGTCATCTTGAGGAGCCTGCGACGAAGGATCCGCAGTGGATAAGGCTGTAGTGGAACCTACCACCGCCCCGAGCTCGCATCCTTCGCAAGCTCAGGATGACAAAGGAATGCTCCCTTCCGACGGGCAGGTGGCATGACTAATGAAGGTTGACGGTCTACTCAGTAGATCGTCAAGGCTCATCTTTAGGTTGTTGCTCGTCAAAGAGAGATGCGACGCATCGAAGTGAACCTGAGCCCCGAAGAAGTGGCGCTCCTTAAGAAGAAGATCGCCTCCGGAACGTCTCCCGCCCGGGAGATCCAGCACGCCCGCATCCTCCTGGGCTCGTTCGAGGGACTCGGCGACGAACAGGTCTCTCGCGAAGCGATGGTCTCCAAGCCGACGGTCTGGAGCGTGCGCCGGCTCTACGCGGAGGGCGGGCTGGACGCGGCGCTCCGTCGCAAACCCCAGCCGCCCCGCCCGGAAAAGCGGAAGGTGACGGACGACACGGAGGCGCGCCTCGTCGCGCTGGCGTGCTCGGCGGCTCCCGAAGGAAGGAACCGCTGGACGCTCCGCCTTCTTTCGGACCACGCCGTGCGTTTAGGCTACGCTCCTGCGGGGCTCTCCCACGAGAGCGTGCGCCAGGCGCTCAAAAAAACGAGCTGCGTCCTTGGAAAACCGAGCGCTGGGTGATCCCGCCGAGAGAGAGCGCCGCCTTCGTCGCCTGCATGGAGGACGTGCTGGACATCTACCTTGAGCCGCACGATCCGCAGACGCCGGTGGTGTGCCTGGACGAGATGCCGGTGGGGCTCGTCGACCATGCCCGGGAGCCGCTGCCCGCGCAGCCCGGGAAAACGAGGAAAGAAGACTACGAGTACGTGCGGGGCGGCAGCGCCACCGTCTTCGGCGCGCTGGACCTCAAAGGCGGGAGACGGCTCCTGGAGGTCTCCCCGAGAAGAGCCAAGGAGGACTTCGCCCGCTTCGTCAAGAGGGTGGTGGACGAGCTTTGCGCGGGGGCGGAGCGAGTAAGGCTGGTGCTCGACAACCTCTCCACCCACTCCAAAGCCGCTTTGTACGAGGCGTTCCCTCCCGAAGAAGCGATGCGCCTTTGCAAGAAGCTCGAGTTCCACTACACGCCCAAGCACGGCTCATGGCTGAACGCGGTGGAGCTGGAGTTCGCCGCCTGCCACAAGCAGTGCGTCGGAGGCAAGCGCCTCGGCGGTACGGAGGAGCTGTGCCAGACGATAAGAGCCTGGCAGGACGAGAGGAACGAAGCCCGCGCCACCGTCCGGTGGACCTTCGACGTCCCTGCCGCCCGGCAGAAGCTCCACCGGATCTATCCTAAAAACGAAGCTTGACGGTCTACTGAGTGGTTCGACAAGCTCCATCTGTCGAGGAAGTTCCACCTCCCAAGCCTTGTCATCCTGACCCTGAGGCACGAAGGGGAAGGACCTCTCCCAGCAGGGTGTGCTCTAGGAGATCCTTCGTCGCAGGCTCCTCAGGATGACATAGCCTAGGGGGTGGTTCTGACCGTCGGCAGGGAACGTCCTATCGGCAGATCAAGCTTGTCGCTCTACTGAGTGAGCCAGTATTTATGCTTTGCTGCTCGTTGCGGTGTACGGCGCAAAGAAGGGCAACTCGCACCCATGCGGCGTTAAGAGGGTGTAGAGTTTGAATTGGGTACGGGGATAGGAGCGTCTAGCGCTTCTGTCCCCGTTTCAATTTAAAGGGCCGCACCGTTCGAGGTGGCGGCCTTTTCGTTTTCGGGGGAGACCTCGAGGGGTGGCACCGGCCTGTCCACCAGCGTCAACGTGCGCGCCGGACGCGAGTACGGTCACGCCCCGAATTTTCACCACTGCGCCCACGAGGCACGAACGCAGACCCCTTGCCCCGGCCCGCACCTCTCCTATCGACGGAGCCGGGGATTTTTCGAGGTTCCCCATGAACAAGTACGCCCCTTGGCTTTCAGACGAAGGCTTCCACGCCTTGCCCGTCTCCGAGCGGGCGCTCCTCATCGCCGCCTACTTTTGCGACCGGCTCAGGGTCAAGGAGGCGGGGCGTAACCGGGGGCGCTGGGTGGAGGAGTTCCAGAAGTCTGCGGGGGTGGAGCCCGGGGCCGCTTGGTGCGCTTGCTTTGTGACCTACTGCCTGAAGGCGGCGGGCTACGCGGGGAAGATCCCCGGCGGTCCGGCGGCGGTGCGCAACTGGTTCCACTTTGCCCAGGCGGCGGACCAGCCGCGGCGCGGCGACCTTTTTTGCTGGCTTAACCCGGACCGGACGGGGCACATCGGCTTCGTCACCCGGGTCGTCGGCCCGCTCATCCACACGATCGAGGGGAACACGGACACGGACGGGACGCGCGAGGGGGACGGGGTGTACCGGAAGATCCGCACGAGGGCAGGGAAGAGGTTCCTGCGGCCATGACCGTCTACTTGGTCGCGGCCAGCACCGGCCTCCAGCTCAAGGCGACGGTGGGCGATGCGGAGATCTACCGGCGAACGCCGCTGGGGTACGTGGGCCAGACGCGGTGCCCGAAGTGCCACGGGCGCGGCACGGCCGGCAACTCCCTCTGCGGCAACTGCGGGGGCACCGGCAGGCAGGTGCACCGTTGAACGACGTTCCCAACTGGCTTATGCCCATCGCCCTTTTCCTGCTGACGCAGCTCGGCCTGGCGGTGGCGTGGGCTTCGCGCGTCGAGGCTCGGCACCAGACGAAGATCCAGCGCATCGAGAACCTGGAGCAAAAGCAACGGGACCACGCCCTGCAGCTCGACAGCATCCACAAGGTGGACGCCCGGCTCATCCGCATCGAGGCGCTGCTCGAGCACTTTTTCAAGAACCAGGAGACCAAGCGATGAACGGAAATTTCAACTGGAAGCTGGCCGCCTCTCGGTGGGCCAAGGGGGCGGTGACCGGTTTGGTCGGGGCCCTCTCTTCGGGCATGACGGAGCCGAAGCAGATCGCGATGGCGGTGGCCATCGGGACCCTGACCGCCGTCGGAGTGGACCTTGACGCGTGGGAGAGGGCGAACCGGCCCGCGGAGGGCGCATGAGGCTCCGCGTGTTCGTGAGCGTCCCCATCCTCGGTAAGCGTTGCCTCTACGCGGGCGCCGCGCCCAACGAGGAGTCGCGGGCGGCGCTGGAGATCGTTTGCGGGCTGGTGCGCCAGCTCAGTAGATCGTCAAGCTCCATTTGTCCATTTGATGGACTTACGACGGTGACGGCTCTTGGCCGCCTTCGGCGGCACCCCCACCCCGCCCTCCCCCTCCCGGAGCACCCTTCGCTCCGCTCAGGGCAGGCTCTCTCCGGCAAGGGGAGGTTCCCCCGGCACCTTGGTGGGCGCAACTGCTGCGAACGCACTCGACAATTGAGCTTTGACGCTCTACTCAGTTACACGATCGTGGAGAGGTAGGCGATGCCGGACCTTTCCCCAAAACAAAAGGCGTTTCTCGGGGCGTTTGCCGAGACGGGCAGCGTGACGGCTGCCGCACGTGCTGCGGACATCTACCGCAGCACGCACTACTACTGGCTGGAGAATCCGGAGTACGCGAAGGCGTTCGACCAAGCGCAAGAGGAAGCCACCGACCGGCTGGAGGAAGAGGCGCGGCGGCGAGCGGTCCAGGGCGTCCAGCGGCTGAAGTTCGGCGGCAACGGTGCGCCTCTGAAAGACCCGCGCACCGGCGAGGTGTACGTCGAGCACGTGTACAGCGACTCGCTCCTCGTGGCCCTGCTCAGGGCCAACCGACCCGAGAAGTACGCCGACCGGCACAAGCACGAGATTTCGAACCTGTCCAACGATGAGCTTATCGCTAAGGCAAGAGCTGCCCTTATTGCTTCAGGAGATGGAGCGGCGGGGGTTGCTGGACAGCCTCCAACGGACTGAGGCTCGGCCGCGTTGGCGAGACATCGCCCGGCCGAACCAGCTTCCTCCCCCCGGCGACTGGCGGATCTGGCTGTTGATGGCGGGCCGGGGGTTCGGCAAGACGCGCGTGGGGGCGGAGCTTTTCCGGGAGTGGGCGGAGTCGGGCGAGAACTCCCACCTGGCGATTATCGCGCCGACGTTCGCGGACGCCCGGGACACGTGCATCGAGGGGGAGTCGGGGCTGATCGCTTGCTGCGGGGGGATCGGCGGGAAGTCCATCCTCGAGAACTGGAACCGCTCGATGGGCGAGATCCGGTTCACGAACGGGGTGAAGGCGAAGGCGTTCGCGGCCTTGGAGCCGGAGCGGCTGCGGGGTCCGCAGCACGCGAAGATCTGGATGGACGAGTGCGGGACGCCGGAGTACAGCACGCAGACGCTGGACATGGCGCTGTTCGGGCTTCGGCTGGGCCAGAAGCCGCAGATCGTGATGACCACGACGCCGCGGCCGACGCCGCTCATCCTCAAAGTCAAGTCCATGCGCGGGACGGTGGTGACGGCGGGCGCGACGCGGGACAACGCGGCCAACCTCGCCCCGGGCGTGGTGGAGGACCTGCGGGAGCGGTACGAGGGGACGCGGCTGGGCTTGCAGGAGCTGGACGGCGTGCTGCTGGAGGACAACCCCGACGCGCTGGTGCAGAAGGCGTGGATCGACCGCGACCGGTGCGGGTTCGACGACGTGCCGGACCTGGTGCGGGTGGTGGTCGGGCTGGACCCGGCGGGGACGCGCAACAAAAGCTCCGACAAGACTGGACTGATCGCGGTGGGGATGACGAAGGCGGAGCGGCCGCACTTCTACGTGCTGGTGGACCGCTCGGGCCGCTACCGCCCGAAGGAGTGGGCCTCGGTGGCCATTTCCACTTTCCACCGGCTGAGGGCGGCCCGCGTCGTGGGGGAGACGAACTACGGCGGGGACATGGTGAAGGCCACCCTGCACAGCGTGGAGCGGGTGCCGTTCGAGGGCGTCCACGCGTTCAAGGGCAAGGCGCTGCGGGCGGAACCGGTGGCCTCGCTTTACGAGCAGGGGCGCGTCCACCACGTGGGGGTCTTCGAGGAGCTGGAGACGCAGCTGACCACCTGGGACCCGTCGCAGGAGAGCCCGAACAACCTGGACGCTTTGGTTTACGCGGTGCTGGACCTCGACCCCAGCGTTGGACGCGAGTTGCAGACGGTGCGCAACCGGTTCGCCCAGCCTGATCCGGCCAAGAAGAGATTTAAGACCTATCCCGTGTAAGGAGCGACCCAACCATGCGAAGCAAGAAGGCAAACAACCATGACGCAGACCCTCAAGAGCGGACGACGGGAGAGCCCGAAGTCCTCCAAGAAGCCGAAGAAGTAGCGCCCCTGGACGGCATGACGCCGATCGAGGAGCAGCCGGGCTACGCGCCGGGATGCCGGCCGGTGTTCGGGAGGGGCTAGTGGAGGCCATCGTCGACGAGAGCGCGATCCAACTCACCCCCGCCGAGGCCCCGGCGGTCGAGGTGGAGCGGGCGAAGGCCCACCTGAGGCCGATGGCGAGCATCGTGGGGGTGGAGATGCGGCCGGCTCCGGAGGAGCTTGGGGGCATCCTGCTGCCCGAAGAGGTGGCGGACCAGTTCCGGGCCGACGTGGGGACGGTGGTGGCTTCCGGCGACTCGGAAGTGGAGCCCGGCGACACCGTGATGGTGCGCTACGGCGACGGCAAGCAGATCGACGGCTTCGCGTGCGGCGGCTATCAACCTAAAGAGCAGGTCCGGCTGTACGGCATCGCCGGGGGCAACGACGACGCGAACGACGCCGAGAGGGTGCCGTGGTGGGACTCGGTGGTGGCGGTGCAGCGGGAAGCGTGGCAGCCCACGGGGGACAACGTCTTCGTTCGGCGCGACCCGGCCCCGAAGCAGGAGGGGAGCATTTGGCTTCCCGACGAGGAGCAGACCCGCCCGGACACCGGTACGGTGGTGGCGGTCGGACCCCGCCTCCAGTGGACGTTCGTGGACGGTTCGGGAGTCCGGCGGTTCTTACGGCCGGGCGACCGAGTGGTCTTCCACCGCACGGGCATTTTGCACACCGAGATGGACAGCGGCCTGGACGTGGCGATCATGCGCGACCTGTGCGTGTACGTGGTGATGGAGTGACGGCGTCGGGGTCCGGGGCGTCGTCGGGTGGAGGTCCCATCGGCGTTTGAATCTGGCCCTCCTGAGCATGGCGACGACTCTTTTGCCGAGGGGCTTTGGACTCACCACAGAGGACACGGAGGACACGGAGAGCGGGGGCGGGGAGCCTGTTTTTACGCCGATGGGAGGGAAGGGGACATGGGCCATGCTTTAAGGCGTTTTCGGAGATGATGCCGCCCTTTCAGGGCTGGAGGGTTGGGTTGGGACCTCTCCCCAGGGCTGACGCCCTGGGCTATCGGATGCCGCCCCTTCGGGGCTGGGAGGGGAAGAGTTCTGGGAGCTGGACTGCTTCAAGCGACGCCTATGACCCCGCCCTCCCCCTTCCGAAGCACCCTTCGCTCCGCTCAGGGCAGGCAATTTTCGGCAAGGGGAGGTTCCCCATTCCGCACTTTGCGCCTTTGCGTGAGGTCGGGCTATCGGACAGATGAAGGCTGTCGACCAACTTCTACTGAGCGAAGCGAAGGACCTCTCCCAGCAGGGTGTGTTGGAGGAGATCCTTCGCTGCGCTCAGGATGACATGGCCGGGGAGGTGGTTTTGACCCTCGGTAAGGGACGTCGTTTCGGCCCGGGTCGCCTTGCTCTTGGGGGAGGGCTTGAAGTCTTCGCTGTAGAAGTACGCCTCGGAGTACGCGCCCCCGTTCGGCGTGGGGCCTTCTTTGCGGATCATGGGCGGGTCGTCCGGGTTTTCGGGGGGCTCCGTCTTTTCTCCTCTTTTCGCCACTAGGAAGTTTTTCCTTTAAGGCTGGGCTAGCGCCTGCCTCGGCAGAACATCGCGGCCAGCAGCCTACGGCGCGCTCAACGAATCGTCTGGCTTACCGACCTCAGGGGGTCCCCGTACCTCGCGTTTCTACTATGCTCAACTTGGACTTATCCGGACTTTTCGGCCGCAAGGAAGCCTTGCCCGCGGGCTTCCGCACGCCTGCCGATCGCAAGGAGCAGGCGGAAAAGCTTTGCCAGATGATCGAGGCGGGGACGGGCCAGAAGGGCACCCTGCCCCTTCGCTGGGAGCGCAACGAGCGGATGTACCGGAACGATCCGCCCAAGCGGACGGGGAGCCCGTACGACGGGGCTTCCGACGTTCACGACCCGCTGGTGCAGCCTAAGCTGGACGCGCTGACGAGCAACGTGGTGGGCACCATCACGGCCCAGGACCCTTACATCGTCACCCGGGTGCGGGGGTCGCAGGACCGGGCCTACATCCTCGAGCAGGACCTCCAGTTCGCGTTCGAGGAGGGGCGGCTGAGCGAGCGGCTGCGGACGCTGTCGCCCATCGTGGGCTACTGCGGCAAGGGCGTGCTCCGGGCGCACTTCGAGGAGCGCGAGGACGGCTTCGCGGGGATGACGTTCGAGGTGGTCCACCCTCGGGAGTTCATCGCTTACCCGGCGGCCGTGCGGGAGATTCCGAAGATGCGCATGGTGGGGCACCGGATGCCCCCGTTGCGGGTGCGCGAGATCAAGGAGAAGCAGAAGGCGGGCGTGTACTTGGACGACGGGCAGTCCGTGACGGGCGGCTACGATCCCGAGGGGCAGCAGACCCGCTTCCTGACGACTTCGGCCGCCGGGATCGTGGACAACGAGGACATGCTGGTGGAGTGCTACGAGGTGGTGTTCCGCCACCCGGGGCAGGACGGCAAGGAGCGCTGGCTGCTGGCGACGGTGAGCCTGAGCGACCGGGCGCTGCTCAAGGTGGCGGAGTACCCGTACTCCCGGCCCTGGTACTTCGACTTCGCGTTCAAGCGGGAGCACGGCGGCTTTTGGTTCCAAGACTCGGTGGCCCAGGACCTCCAGGGGCTCCAGCTCGAGATCAACGGGCTGCACAACACGCTCCACGACGGACAGCAGATGGCCTCGTTCGGCGCGACGTTCATCGATGCCTCGGCGATGCCGGAGGGGGTGGAGAAGACGGCGCCCGGGCAGATCATCCCGGTGGACGACCTCAAGGGGGTGCAGGCGTACTTCCCGCCTTTCCGATCGCAGGAGATCCCGTTTTTAATGCAGTACATCCGCCAGCGGGCGGACGAGGTGGCGCGGATTCCGGCGACGGCAAGCGGGGGGCAGTTCCGCGGGAGCATCACGGCGACGGAGGCCTCGCAGATCGCGGCGGGCGGCCAGACCGGCATCAACGAGTTTATCGCCAACTTCGGTTTGGGCATGGAGGACCTGGCGCGGTTCTGCATCGAGTGCCTGAAGACCAACTTCGCCTTCTGGAAGCAGGCGCACGGGGAGGTCGTGAAGGCGGAGAGCCCGGACGACTACACGAAGATCGTGAGGATCGACCTCAACGGCAAGTCCCCGTCCAACACGCCCCAGGCGCAGTTCGGGATGGCGTCCACGCTGCTGCAGGTGGCGGGGACGCTGCCGCCCGAGGTGACGGGCCTCGACGCGTACCAGCTGATCAAGGCGCTGGTCCAGAACTCCGGCCTCCAGAACGTGGAGAAGATCCAGATGCCGGAGGAGCAGTTCGCCCAGACGCAGCAGCGAGCGGCGATGCCCCAGCAACCGGCGATGGCCGGGGCGGCGATGGCCGCAGGAGACCCTTATGGAGCGACTGAACCAGCCCTCGGAGGACCCGGAGGAGCTGATCCGGCAATGGAAAGCCTTCTTCAGCAGTTGGCAATGGCAGCGGCTCACGGAGGGCTGGGAGGCCCAACTGGAGAGCCAGCGCTCGGTCTTGGAGAAGCCCCGCCCGGAGGAGGATACGAACCTAACCCGGGGCAGGGTTAAGGCCCTTCGGGGCCTGCTGGCGACCGAGAACGACGTTTTGACCCGCATCGAGAAGACAGGAGCACAACCATGAACGAAACCGACCACGAATTGGGATTCGAGCCCGGCCACGAGGCGCGTCAGGAGGCCTCCGAGCCCCCGGCGGCCGCCCCCGTCCCCGCGCCCGAGATCGACTACGATCAGCTGGCGGCGGCCCTCGCGCCCCGTTTGCAGGCGCCGTTCGCCCCCGCGCCGCAGGACGACGGGCAGGCTTACGCGCCGGCCAACTCTGGCGCCGACTCCTACCGATCCGTCCTCGAGGCGATCGCCTACGAGCCGGACCCGATCCGTCAGGAGGAGATGCGGGTGGCCCTGGCCGAGCAGCGCCTCTCCCAGCAGTTCGGGCAGCGCTACGACGCCCCGGTGGCGCAGTACGCGGCGCAGAACGCGGCGGCGGAGATCTGCCACGGCTTGCCGGAGAACGCCAAGGCGTACGCCCGGCGGCAGCTCGCGGCGCTCCCGCCGCAGCAGATCGCCCAGTTGTCCGGCAACCCCCAGCTTCGGGACCAGGTCCGGATGCTGGCGGCGGGCTACGCGGCCCTGAACCCCACGGCGGCTCCGCTGACTCCGGAAGGGATCGGCGGGGGCGGCGCGCCGTTGTCCGGTGAGGAATCCGGGCTCATCAACTCCATGGCCGCCGCCTTTCCCGGCGTGAACTTTAACGACCCCCGGCTTCTGGCCGAAATGAGGAGCAGCAACAAGTGAGAACGGCTTCTGAGCAAGGCCGGCGCATCAGCGCGCTCGACGATTATCGCAAGACGCACCACGTCGTTTTGGTCGAGAAGTACGAGAACGACGTGTACGACCCCGCCGCCATCAAGGAGGAGCAGGGGTTCGCCGTGCTTTCGGACGATCCGAAGGTGACGGGCTCTAAGCGCCGGACGCTTTACGGGATCCCGCGCGACGAGTGGAACGCCATGGAGGCCGAGAGGCTGGCCGAGGGCAACGCGTTCGGCGCGGACGAGGAGGGCCAGAAGGCCGTTGGATCGGGGGTCAAGCAGTTCAAGAGCGAGACCACGGTCGGCGGGCGCGAGTCGTTGTCCGAGACCCTCAGGGCCCTTCAGGCCAAAGAGTAACGCTTTCGGGAAGTCCTCGCGGCCTCCCGTTCACTAACCCCTGCGCAGACCTTTGGAGCGGGCGAAGCGCGACGACCATCAAGGAGACAGCAACCCTATGCCTTCGAGCATTTCCCGCTCTCTGGTCGGCCCCCACAAGCTCGGCACGGAGCCGAGCCTCCTGGAGTTCCCAGAGGCCGCCACCCAGACTTTCATCACCGGCGATCCGCTCACCCTTTCGAGCGGGAAGGCCACGATCCTCCGCGCCTCGACGGGCGCGCTGACCACGGAAACCTTCCTCGGCTTCGCGGAGGAGGACGCCAGCGGCACCACCGACGACCCGGTCAAGGTGTGGAACGTGGGGGACGAGGACATCCTCGTGCTGCCCGTCAGCGCGGCGGGGGCTTCGCAGGTGACGGCGCAGAGCCAGGTCGGGGCCACGGGCTACGGCCTGTACTGGGACGCGACCAACCGCATCCTTTCGGTGAACATCTCCGACACCACGAACCGAAAGGTGCAGATCGTCGGCATCGTCAAGAGCTACCCCGTGGGGGAGGCCTTCGGCCAGGTGTACGCCAAGGTCCTGCCCGCGGCGCGGACCATCGTTTAACCCCCGGGAGAACCAAGAGGAACCATGTCTATCACAACCATTTCGACGCTCCAGGCCGGACGCGTCGGCATCCGCGAGTACGTCAAGCTCCAGTCCGCCCAGATGGAGAAGCAGTATCCGATGCTCGTCAACGAGATCAACACGAGCCAGGAGTTCGAGCGGTTCCGGCAGTACTCCGAGTTCGGGTACGCGCAGCCGACGGACGAGGGCGGCCTCGTGGCCTTCGACCAGAAGCAGCTTCTCTACACCGCCGACTTCACGCCTATCCAGCGCACGCTGGGCTTTAGCGTGACGAAGCAGGCGAAGTTCACGGACCAGTACGGCGTCCTTTCGGGTTACTCGAAGGACATCGCGCAGGCGTTCATCGACACGAAGGAGCTGGTGGTGGCGAACCTGTTCAACAACGGGTTTTCCGCTTCTTACGCGGGCATCGACGGCGTGAGCCTGTTCAACACCGCCCACCCGCTCCGGGGGATTTCCCCGACGTGGAGCAACCGGGGGGACACCTCAGGCGCGGACGTGACGTTCGGACCGCTGGGCTTGCAGTCCATGCTGACGGCGGCGCGCAAGCAGCGCACGAGCCGCAACAAGCCGGGGCGCTTTTCCGGGAAGATGAACCTGGTGGTGCCGCCGGACCTCGAGTTCCCCGCCCGCATCATCATGGAATCGGCGGGGCAGGCGGGCACTTCGAACAACGACGCCAACGTGGTGAAGTCGCGGCTGAACCTTCAGATCGTGGACAACCTCACGAGCACCACGGCGTTCTTCCTCATGCCGGCGGAGAAGAGCAAGCACGGCCTGTTCCTGCTGTACCGGATGCCGTTCGACACCGACGCTGACAAGGACGTGAAGACGGGCACGGAGATCTACGTGGCCTCGGAGGAGTACGTGACGGGCTGGAAGCACGCGTACAACCTTCAGGGGACCTCGGGCTAGGAGGTCCACTATGGCAAGCCACGACATCTACGGCGGACGCCGCAAGCAGTACGTGACGACGGAGACCTCGGCAGGCCGGGAGCACATTCCGGTCGAGCGTTTCCACGAGACAGTCACCCTGAGCTCGGCGGCGGCGGCGACCGCCGTCTCCATCCTGTCCGACGCCCGGGTCGGGAGCGAGCGCAAGGTCTTCGTCCAGGGCTTCGTGATGAAAGTCGACGGGGTCACGGCGTGGGCGACCACGGCCAACGTGAAGCTCCAGGACACCAACGCCAGCGCAGTTGACTTCGTGACCGCTCTGGTGGCGGCGCTCACCGGCAACGCGGTGGTGGTGCCGGGCACGGCGAACGTGACTCTGGAGGACGCCTACTCCGAGGGGAGCGGCGGCACGACCGGCAAGGGATTGCAGGTCAAGGGCAACGCGAACGGCACCGGATCGGACCTCAAGGTCACGGTCTGGGGCGTGATCAAGTAACGCAAAACCGGGAGGGTGAAAGGCCCTCCACCCCATTTCTATGCCCAGCTACCGATTCCGGTTCTCCGTGGCCGCGTCCGACAGTTCGCTCGCGGGTACGGCCTGGAGTAACCCGGCCAACGCCCTCGCGGACGATGCTGCGGTCGCGCAGGCCGCCTCGACGCCCACGCAATGGCTGAAGGCCACGAGCGTGGTCTGGATCGACAGCCCGCCCGCCTCCACGGAGATCGTGACGGGGCTCCAGTTCGCGGTGAAGTGCTGCTACCAGTTCGGCGGCGGGCCGGGTTCGGCCAAGGTCGTGAGGGGCGGCGTCATCGGCAACGCGCCGGTCACCGCCATTGTGGGATCTTGGCCGGGGGGCGGCGTTCTCGGCACCTTTACCTACGGCGGGGCCGGCGACCTTTTCGGGACCACCGACTGGGCGATCTCCGACTTTGGAACGGGCTTCGGGGTCGTGGTCAGCGGGTCGGGGGCGGGCTTTGCCCAGATCCAGTACGTCGAGGGGACCGTCTCCACCCGGGTTCCGCAGACGGGTGAGGTCACCGTCGCCAAGACGGTGCCCCTTAACCACGGCGTCACCACCCCGCCGTTCTGGGTGGACCTCGGCATTGCGCCGAAGGCGGGCACCACCGTTTACGTGAGCGCGGGGGGCTCGGGGACGTGGAACGGCTCCAGCGTTTGCACCCCGGCCGGTGACCCGGGGCAGCCGACCTTTCCCATCGCGGGGACTCCGCTGGCGGCGTCGAGGGTGCCGTTCTCCCTGGTGTTGGCCCAGTCGGCCACGGACCCCGGGAGCAACTACGGTTCCTCGATCCAGGGCGGCACCGCCCTTCAGAGCTTCGCCGCCAGTGGCCTTGGGCTGTGGGCGGGGATGAACGACCTGGTCGGGGCGTTCACCGACAACACGGGGTCGTACTCGCTGGCGGTTTCCTACGTGCCGTCGGCGGTGAACTTTACGGCGTCGGGCGTGCTTTTCGGGGCGGAGACCGCGAGCTTGCGGGACGGCCGCCTCGGCAACCCGGGCGCTACGGTGCCGGAGATGTACGCGGAGTTCCACGGCTTCAACCCCAACCAGAGCACGGACGAGCTGACGCCCCGATACAAGGGGATGCCGAGCGACAGCGGGGACTACTTCCAGTGCGCCGTCTCGAAGCGCTGGTTCCCCGTCGAGATGGGGGTGCGATCGCGCCAGGGCACCGTGGGCGAGCCCTACTACCAAGAGCCTTACCCGGAGGACTGATGCCGCTTTTCTACACCTTTCCTAACGCGCAGGTGGACTTCACGGGCGACACGATCAAGGTCTGTCTGCTCAAGAACACGTGGACGCCCGACCGGACGCTTTCGCTGTACTCGCAGCTATCGGCGCACGAGACGAGCGGGGCGGGCTACACCGCCGGCGGGGCGACCCTCACCAGCAAGACGGCCGTTCGCGATGGTCGCACCTGGACCTTCGACGCAGCGGACCTGGCTTGGACTTCCGCCACCTTCGCCTGCCGGTACGCGGTGCTCTACAAGTCTTCGACGGGGGCGCTGATCGGCTACGCGGACCTTCGGGACGAGGCGCTGACCCCGCCGGAGCCGAGCGTCAGCAACGGCACGCTCAGCCTTCAGTTTTCCGTTTTCGGGCTCTACACCAAGGAGGTCTCGTAACCCATGCCAACCCTCGCCTCAGAACTCATCGCGGACTTCCTCGCCATCTATCCCGACGCGTCCTCGGGCTCCAACGTCCGCGAGCTGCGGTACCTGAACAAGGCCCACCGGATGATCCTGCGGGAGGTGTGCCTGAAGGCCGACACGGAGGACGTGACGCTCGTCGCGGGGACCCACGAGTACAGCCTGGGGGAGACGGTGCTGGCGGTGTGGTCGGCGCGGTACGTGCGATCGGCGACGGCGGGCGACCTGAAGGCCCTCGATCCGGCTAACTGGGCCTCTTTGGAGTCGGAGGAGCCCAACTGGCGCACCCTCCCCACCGCCGAGCCCAGCCGGTACTACGTTCACGGCGACAAGCTGGGGCTGGTGGCGGCCCCGTCCACCGCGACGTCCTCGGGCTACCCGAAGGTGACGCTGGAGGTCAGCCGCGGCGAGACGCTGGCGACGGGGTCCTCGATGCCGACGGCGGCCGCTTCCTACGAGGCTTGGATAAGCCAGATGTGCGCGCTTCACGCGCGGGCGTTCGACCCCGCCAGGCACGCCTACTGGATCGAGGTTTACCGGATGGAGCTGGACCAGCTCGACGCCCGGTACCTCTCCCGCGCCGCGCTGTCTCGGCCCCGCCTTCAGTCCGACCGCGCGAGCGGCCGGCCCTCCAAGATCTAGCCGGGGCGAGGGGCATTGCTCCAGTCCCAGACCCCGGTTAGCCTCCCGCTTTCCATTCTTTCTATGGAACTAACTCCCGTTCGTGTGCTGCCGCTGGTTTCGCCGTCGATCGGCGTTCGCGGCATGGTCAGTTCGCAGGACCCGGCGGCGTTGGGCCCGGGCACGTTCCCCTTGCTGGTCAATCTCCGCTTCTACTCCCGCACCTTGCGCGTGCGCTGGGGGGCGGTGAAGCTCACTTCGGCGGTGCCGGTGGCCTCGGCCTCGTTCCGGGGCGCGTGGTCGGGAAAGATGAACGGTGCGGACCTGATCCTGGCTGCCTACCGGGTGGCCGGCGCGACCCGGGTGTACTCGCTCAACCCATCCACGTACGTGTGGACGGAGATTACAGCCAGCGCCACGCGGTTCGCCACCGACGGGTTTATTGGCTTCGCGGCGGTGCGGGACTCGTCCGTTCTCGGGGGTGTGGACTGCCTGGTGATGGGCAATGGCGCCGACTCGCCCCGGGTGTACTGCAACACCGTCGCCGGGTCCGGCGCAGCCGCCGGGATCGCCAAGCACGATGCCATCACCGCGCCCGACCGGGCCACCCAGACGGCCATGGCGGCTTGCTGGTTGAAGGTCAAAGACGCCACGACTACCAACTACACGGCCACGGGCGGGCTGACGATGGCCGACACCGACCCATCTTCTACCACGGCCAACCAGATCCGGGTCCAGGTGACGTCGGGGACGGCGGTCGGCGCGACGGCCGAAGCGACCTTCACCAGTGCTTCCGATTTCAACGGAGGATCGGCCTTCTACCTCTCGGGCTCGCTCTGCTTCGCCTGCCAGAACGGGAGGGTCGACGACACGAGGTCCGTGTGGGACTACGTGGGCAAGGTTGAGGTGTGGGGCGCGCTCGGCGCGAGCCCAGCGGACTGGCACGTGGTCTGGGACGCGTCGTCCTCGGCCTACGCCACTCCAGCGACCTACCCGGTCGAGGCCGGTGACGACTTCGCGGCATACGTCAAGGCGTTCGACACCTCTCCGGCCGGGTCCGTTTCGAACATCACGAAGGTTCGCCTGACCGCCTCCGGCGCGCCGAGCTCGACCTTCAACGATTACATTAACAACGTGTTCTCGAGCGGGCTGGCCCCGGGCGATTCTCTCTACGCCGTCGCCTACTACAACGCCAGTTCCCGCGCGGAGTCGGTGGCGACGGTGGCGAGCCGGAGCGGGGGTACCCGCCTTTCCGCCATCGGGGGCACCGACTACTTTCCCGCCCGCGAGCTTCCGACCGCTTCGGGTCTGCGCTGCGTGGCGCGGATCCAGTTCCCCGACTCGGGCGACACGACGGTGACCCACGCGCTGGTTTACCGCTCCGACGCGGTGACGGACCCGGGGACGGGAGAGACGACCTACGGGCCGTTCGAGTACTTGGGCGGCAACGGGCCGTTCTCCCTTCCTGGCAATCCGCTGGCGGGCACGCTCAACTCTAAGTACGACAACGGAACCGCCAAGGACCCGACGCGGATCGCGCGGGACGAGGCTCACTTACCCATCCCCGCAGGCTTGCAACTTTTGACGGCGAACGACCGGCTGCTCGTCGGCGGACTGTCGTCGGCTCAGGGTGAGCTGTGGATCTCCGAGGACCGCAACCCGTTCTCGTTCCGCAAGGCGCTTCGGGTCGACGACTTCGGGGAGGCGGAGGCGGCTTCGCCCGTCTACCGAACCTTTCCGGGCGAGTCGGTGACGGCTTTGGTGAGGCTATCAGGGGTGCTTTCAGGCGTGGGCGCCGTGATGGTGATGACCGACCGCGCCACCTACCGGGTCAACGGGTTCGACGCTCAATCGCTCTCTTTGGCGTCGGTGCTGGGCAACCGGGGCACGCTGTACCCGCGCACGGTCTGCGTCTACGATAATCGGGTCTGGTTCCTCGACAACGAAGGGCAGGTCCGGGTGGTGGACGGTGGTTCGCTGTCCGAACCCGTGACGTACGGCTTGGTGGACGACCGGCTTTCGCAGGGAGTGCTCACCAACGCCTGCGCGTACGCGGCCTTCGACCGGTTCGAGGTCTTTTACCGCGGCGTGGACCCGGCGACGTCGGCGGCCGACTCCCCCAACCGGGAGGGGCTGTTCTTCGACGGGACGTTGGGGGACTCGCAGGGGTGGTGCCTCGATCGGTTCAGCGCCTTCGACGTGGCGGGCGTGCTCACCGTCGATTCCGCCAGCGGCCGAAAGGCGTACGCGTTCACCGAAACCGGGGACGTGTGGGAGCTGGAGCGGAAGGACCAGGCGTCCGAGGGGGGCTTGGCGATCCCGTTCCGGATCCACTGCGCGGAGTTGCACGAGGGGATGTGGCGTCCTCAGTACTGGGGCCGCATGGGCATCGTGGCCGACGCGGCTACCTCAACGCTCCTCACCACCGAACTCCACACGCCTTACGACGGGGTGACTACTCCCGGCGTGTTCGCCCTTGGAGCGGCGACGTCGGAGGCGTTCACGTGGAACCACCGGGGCGCGAGCGATTACGCTCCGGTGGGGGTTTCGGGGGTGTCGTGCCAACCCAAGGTCTACGGGGCGCTGAGCGGCGGCAAGCGCATCCGGTCCCTCGTGATCGAGACTCGCGAAGGAGGCCAGGGTGCTACGACCCTCTGACACCGACCGGATGGCGGCGCTCGAGGCGGCGGTGCGGTCCCTGCAAGAGCAGCCCCGGCCGTCTCGAAAGCAGGTCCGAAGGACCACGACGGTCACGAACAACGTCACCGAGGCCGATCCTTCTTTCGGGTTCGTGGTCATCGCGCCGGTGGTGCTTCTGACGACGGACCCGGAACCGGTCACTCCCACAACAGCGACGACCCTCGACGTTTCGGCCTACGTGCCCGAAGGAACGGCCTGGGTGCTGCTGGACGCCTACGCCCGCGATACCGGGGCGAACAACGACGACGTGGAGCTCAACGTCCGCGCCGATTCTTCCGGCCACTGGTGGCGGGTGCTCAAGTTCCGATCTGTGGCCACGGAGTACTCCGGGCAGCAGGCGAGCCAGGTGCTCTGCCCGGTTTCCGACGGCCTTACCATCGACTACCAGGTCACGCTCTCGGGGTTCGCCAACCTCGAGCTCCGGCTGATCGCCTACCACCCGTAAAGGAGATTCCCTATGTCTTGGCTCAGTGAAGGCTTCGGCCTCAAGTCCGCGCTCGCCCCCGCCAACGGCACCCTCGCGAAGTCCCAGCAACTGGGCTTCCGGGAGGTCGCCGACCGGAACCGCCCGCTCCTCGACCAGCAGCGGGGCCAGATGGGTAGCGAACTCGAGTTCGCGAACTCCCTCCAGCCCCAACGTCAGCAGGCGGTCCAGAGCCTGATCCACGCCCTCAGCCAGCGCCAGGATTATCAAGGGATGGCCGACCGCATGGGCGCGGGCGTGCTGGCCAACGCCAACCGTACGGCCGCGAACGCGGACCTGGTGAACCGCTCGATGGGCTTAGGCGAGGGTGCGCGGGCGGGTGCGGTGAACGGGGTGAACCAGATGGCGTCGCGCCAGATGGGCGCGGTGCAGCAGCGCTACCTCGATCCGATGATGCAGCAGCGGGAGCGCCAGCAGAGTCTCTTGCAACTCCTTCAAGTGCTCCAGGAGGCCCAGCGAGTCCCCTCGATGGACAGCTACAGCCAGCTCTACGGCATGTACATGGGTCAGCCACGAGTCCAGGTCCAGCAGAGCCCGCTTGCGGGAATCCTCGGCCGGGTCGCAGGTATGGCGGTGGCGGGCCCCATGGGCGCTCGGGCGGGCGGAGCGTTGGGCGGGGCGCTGACCCAGCAGCAGACGCAGCAGCAGATGCCTGACTTCAACAACATGGGCGATGACTTTGGGAAGATGATCGCAGGCATCAACTTCAGGTGGCCGCGCTGATGAGCCAGATCGCGCACAACCTTTTCAATCTGTTCTCTCAGTCGCTCCGCCCTGGGGGCACGGGTGTTACCGGGCTCTCGCCGTCGGTTGGCGCTGACCGGGGCTTCCGTTCGTTCGGCGGCACGTCGTACGTGACCGAACCCTCTCCCGAGGCCACTACGGCGTTCGCGCCCCAAGACCCGGTTCTCCCGCCTCCGAACCCGCTGGAGGAGCTTATCGGGCAGCTACAGTCATCCTCGCGGTTCGACCAACAGGCGCAGGAAGACTATCAGAAGGCGGCGGCGATGCGGCGGCAGGCGTACCAGACACCGGTGCCTCGCCCCGTCCAGCCGGCCTTCCGATCCATGGATCTATTGGGCTTGCTCGGCGCGTTCGACCCGTCGGGGCAGTTCCTCCAGGGCTTCATGGGCGCAAAGCAGGCCAAGGACGACCAGGACACCCAGTACGGCCAGCAGGCGTTCCAGACGCGGCAGCAGGGGCTGCTGAACGAGGCGGAGCAGCACGACCGGATGGGCGCTCTGGCGAGGCAGCAGGGGCAGGACGAGCACGCCCGGGTGATGGACCGCGTCAACCTTGCGTGGAGGCGCCAGCAAGAAGCCGAGGAGAATCGGCGCTGGGACACTGGTCAGCGCAATCAGAACTTCCGCTCCATCCTGGGGGACCTCGGCAACGTCACCAGCGAATCGCAGATCGAGGGTATCAAAGCCGTCGCAAAGTCCATGGGCATCGAGAAGGACCCCGCTCAGTTGCAGTGGGCGCGGGACGGGATGAGGGACCGGAAAAACCGGGAGGCGGCCTTAAGCTTGGCTCCGCGTCTGATCAGCGCGATCTCAAAGGACGGAGCGGCGGCGGCACGGGGCATCCAGGGCGACACGCTGTTGCGGATTCTGGAGAAGTACCCGGAAATCGTGCCCGACGCGGTTTGGCTCAGGACCCAGGTGGAGGAGCTACGCAGGAACACGCCCCAAGAGACCAAGACCCTTGGGGAGACGACGGGGGTTCCGGCGAATCCGGCCAAGACCACGGCGCCGACCGGCCGCAGCCGACCGTTGACTAAGGCCGAGCGGCCCCTTGGCACCCTTCCGGCGGCGGGGCCTAACGGCCAGAGCGTCACGGTGCGGGCTCAGCCCTCCAGGTCCGGCCGACAGGTCAAGCTCCCTAGCGGCGCGACCGTCACCATCGGGAGGCCCCGATGAGCCCGAAGGTGCTGACGTTCGACATCGACGGCCACAGGGTTCCCGTGCAATGGAGCGAACCGCGCGACCCTACGGCCGATGAACTGGAGGCCATCGAGCGGGAGGTGCGGGAGACCGTGCCCAAAGCGCCGAAGTCCCGAGGTCCGAAGCCGCGGGCCCTCAAGCCCGCAGCGACGCTCGACCAGCTCCGCACCCGCAAGGGGGAGCTGGAGGCGACCGTGCGCCAGATGGAGGTCGCGGGCCGAACCGCGAAGTTCCAGCGGGTGGAGCTGGCGAACGTCTACGGGCAGATGCGCGAGATGCAGCCGCCCCGGCCGAAGCCAGCGACTGCCACGTCACCGACGTACAACGGGCGTCTCCACCGTGCGTTCACGGTCAGGCCCGGGGCCAATGTGAACCGGCTTACCGACGAGGCCAAGAGCGTGCTTTACGACGTGGGCGAGTACGTCCACAAACTCGGCGGCCGCGCGATCATTACCAGCGGCAAGCGGAGCGGGAGTATCCCGTCCCATCACAACGACGGCAATGCGGTGGACCTGGTGCTGCACGGGCTGGACATGCAAGGGATCGCGGATCGGCTGCGGGCGATGGGCTACCGGGCGGAGTTCGAGCGCAAGGGGCAGGTCAACCCCAACGGCTCGGTTTCCACGGGCGACCACATCCACATCAGCCTGCACCGACCCTCCGGGAGGAAGCGGGGCGACGGCTCCATGCTGCGCCCGCCCGCGGACATGCGCCACGCCAAGCCGCGGGTCCGCAACGTCAAGTACGATCCCGACCCGCTGGCACTGCTCCGGGAACTCGACACCCCCGAGTCCAGGGCCAAGGGGCAGGCGTGGGCCGACGAGTTGAGCAAGACCCTCGGATTCGGCAAGAAACCCGACGCTAAGAGACCCGTCGCCAAGGAGCCCCTGAAGAACCTTACCGGTGCGAAGTCTCCGGGGCTCCTGGCGATCGAAGCCTACTTTAGGGGCCAGCCGAAGTCTCCCGCCCCGGATGGGCCGGCACCGCTCCACCCGTACTACCGGATGCGGGAGGCGGCGAAGAGGGACGCTGGCGAGAAGCGCGAGGCCGCACTGGAGGCGGTGCGCACGATGAAGGGCCACCCTGCCTACGTCGGCAGCGACGCGGAAGCGCTCGACATGGCGACGGCCTACGGCTCGGTGAAGGCGCCCAACACCCGCAAGACCAGCTTTGAAAGCGGGGTCAATAGGGCGCTGAGGGGGGGCGAGAAGGTTTTCGGCGGCATCGCCACGTCCGCCTTCCCCGGCGGCATCACCCGGAACCTGACCCCCGACCAGCGGGAGCGGCTCGCCATGCAGACCGGCGCGGGACTGGGCATCCTTCCCCTCGGCGGCATTAGCGACGCCATGCCGTTCATCCAAGCGATCCGGACGGACGACGAGACGCCGATCTTGGACGCGATCAGGGAGACGAAGGATTCCCTGAACCTCGGGGATCCTAAGAAGACTCCCTACGAGAAGTTCGTCAGTGCCGTTTCCTTGGGCATGCTCAGTCTGGGCTTGGCGCACGGGGCCAGGACCGCGCTGCGCCTGGGCAAGCGGATCAAGGTGGAGCCCGGAAAGGGGCTGGTCGACCTTGAGGGATACTTGGAGGACACGAAGGTGCGGGCGGCGTTGCAGGACGCGGGCGTCTCGCCCGACGAGGTGTCCGCCGCCATCAGGGGCGGATACGGCGCGAACGGGACCCAGGTTCCCGGCAGTCGCCGGGCGGCCTTTGAGAGCGCCCTCGTCCGCAAGGCGACGGAGGCGGGAATACCCAAAGCGCAGGCCGTCGCGGTCACCAAAGCGTGGCGCAGGGTGGCGCAGACGTGGGCGGCCAACACCGGCAACTCCATCGACGACGCCTACGCGAGAGTGGCGCGGATCACCTTGGACGAGGACGCGCCCAAGGGGGCGCTGTTCCAGATCATGACGGCCCGCGAGTCCGACATGGTCAGCCCAGAGGCGATCGAGCAATGGCTATCGAAGGCGGGCAAGAAGAGCGGCGAGACGATCAAGGTTGGCGTTGCTCCGTACGACCGCACCGGAGTGGGGACCTACGAGAACGCCCGAACGGGGGCGACGGCCCCGATGCAGGGCGGCGCGGGGTTCGGCAAGCAGACCCACGAGGGTGCGGCACTCGCGTTTACCACCCAGGACAAAACGTCCGGAGCCAAGAAAGTGGTCGAGGACCACGGCACGGACGGCTACACACTTATCATTGGACAGGGTCGAAGCTCGGTCCTGACGAACACTCAGGCAAGCCGGAACGTGGTGGAGGAGATGAAAAGAGCCTCCGATGGCGTTGCGGCCCTCGAGCAGGGTTATTTGGACCGCTACAACAGCGCGTTCGACCCCAGGCACATCTCACCCGACATTCTGGAAGAGCACGCGATCAAGAACCCCCTAAAGCCACCCTCGGGGCCGGAGTTACAGAAGCTCGCGAAGGGTTGGACCCGCGACGTCGCCACCGTGCGCAAGTACGAGAAGCGGGAGACCCGTCCGGGCAAGTTCGAGTCGGTGCTTAAAGAGGAGAGGGAGGTCGTGTACCTGCGGCCCCCGATTGCCCGGTCGTGGGACGACGTTCTGCGCGACGCGCGGGACCTGACGTACCCCGTGCGCGGGGTGTTGCACGACAAACTGCTGCCGAAGGCGAAGCGCGAGCAGCTCGGGAAGAGCCCAGCCCATTACGACGAGGTGTACGACAACATGGTCGAGCCTATCTTCGACATTGGGGAGACGGGCGACATCATGGGACTCGTCCGCCAGGATGGGAGGTACGGAAACGACGGGCTGGCGCTCGGGGTCGCCGATGGGAACCACCAGAGCTATCCCTGGATGGCAACGGGGGAGCACCACGGCATGATCGCCTCGAAGCCGGGGGAGGGGATCAACCTCTACGACATCGTGGTCCCTAGCCAGCGGAAAGAGGTCTACGACGCAGCGGTAAAGAACGCCGGGGGAAAAGTACCGACGCGCAAGCAGATCGGCGGCCAGGTGCTGCGAGTACTCGGTAGGAGTGGGTGGGCCGAGCTGCCCGTCGATGCGATCGAGAGGATCGGGTACTACCTGGAAGATGCAAAATCTAGGCGAGGATCTATCGGAGACGGACAAGGAGTGGCTGGCCAGGAACTGGGCCGCTATTCCCCTACCGATCCGCGACTTGATCGAGGACTCGCTCGGGTTCGAGACGAGGAACGAGGTGGTGTCGATGGCCCTCAACCCGCGCCTGATGGAGCCGGTTCCACCACCCTCCACCAGCGCGCCGACGGAGTAGTCAAGGCCGCCGTCACTTTGGACGAGGCGGAGCGGGCGGTCCTGCACCTCTTCACGGGCAAGACCGACGTCTCTTCCCTGCTGCACGAGTCGTTCCACGTCTGGCGCAGGATGCTGCCGGAAGCGGACCTCGCGATCCTCGAGAAGCACTTCGGGGACGTCCGCTCCGTCAAGGCGGAGGAGGCCTTCTCGCGCGCCGGGGAGCGCTACCTGCGCGACGGCAGGGCCCCCGACCCCGAGCTCCAAAGGCTCTTCGACCAGTTCAGCGGTTGGCTCAGGGGCGTCTACGCGAAGCTGAAGGGAAGCCCGCTGGAGGCGGAGGTCCACCCCGACGTGCGGGGCGTCTTCGACCGGATGTTCGGCGGCGAGGATGCGCCCGCAAAGGCGAAGGGGCAGAGGCCCGCGAAGTCAGTCGGGCCCGGAGAGGGCGGCGGTGCGCTCAGCCTGGCATTGCCGACAGGCCACGTCGACCCGAGGACGGGCAGGGCGCTGGACGACCTCGTGCCCGACGGGGCAGAGCCGCCGCCACCCGGCGGCGCACCCGATCCGACGGTAGGAGCCCAGGCCAAAGACCTGGGCTCTTCCATTTTGGAGCCCGATCCTCTGCCGGAGGCGGCCCCTGGGCGGGGCGGCGGCAACCGGGTCTTCACCCAGGAGTCGTACCTTGCCGCCAAAGAGCGGATCCGGCGGCGGCGGGGCCGCGCGGCGGCCGGCGTCGATCCGGAGGAACTCCGGGACTGGGCCATCGTGGCGGGTCATCACGTGGAGTCGGGTCTTCGCGAGTTCGGCGCCTGGTCGAGGGCGATGGTCGACGAGTTGGGAGAGCGGGTCCGGCCCCACCTCGACTCGCTCTGGAAGCGGGTGAGCGAAACGCTGGACGACCACCGCCGGATGGCCGAAGAGGACGCGGAGTTGGCGCGCGCTCGCGGTGCCGGTGGTTCGGGACCGGTTCGAGCCGTGCCGGACGAGGAAGGCTTCATGCCTTTCCGCGAGTTCGACGATATCCCCAAGGATGAACTGTGGCCCCACGCCCAGAGGGCGGCCGAGCGACCGATCACCGTACGCCTCGATCATTTTCCAGAGGAGGTGGGCTACGAGGCCTACAAGGCCGCTCAGAAGGATGCTGAGAAGTATTTCAAAGCCCATTTAGACAAAGAGTGGGTTAGGGTTCCCGGATTCGGCAGGGTTCACTTCAGCTCAGCCACGTGGGAGAAGTTAGCCAGAGGAAACTTCACGACCTTCAATCTGATCCCGGAGATCCCGAGGCTCCTTCGAGCGGCCCAGTACATGTGGAAGGAGAGAGCCAAGCGGCCGGAGGGAGGTTACTGGATTGGAGCGCACCGGCTCGTCGTGCGCGTGAAAACGCCGAAGGGGGACTTCAACGTCTGGATCGTCGTGCGCGAACCCTCAGACGGGAGGTTCTACTACACGCACTTCTACACGGATGCGGATGCCCGTTGGTTTGGAAATCTCGGAGACATGCCCGAAGGGCACCCATCCCGATCGTCAACGGGCACCAATGATTCTACACGATCAGAGGATGCGGCGGGGCTCACGGATGAGGCCGGAAGGCAACGAGGTCCCGACGACGGCCCCGAAGGTCCGGGCACCGGCGGGGGTGCGTCCTCTATCGCGCAGAAAGCCGAGGCCGACGGTGTCAAAGGCGCGGAAAGGGCGCTTTCTGCCCTTGAAGACCTCTTCCGTAGCGATGGAAATGGGCCTAGAATAGTTAAAGAAGGCGGAAGCGAGTATGAGGGACGAGAAGGAAGCTACCGGCGACGAGAAGGCACCAACCCCGAGCAAGAGCGAATCGCCCGCGGAGAACTTCTCGCTCTTCTACATCGAAGAGCTTCCGTTCTGGCCCGCGCCATTGCGCGGAGAGCCGTCGGAGAAGGAGGAGACGCCCTCCTCCACCAGCGAGTCGAGTCCCCCGAAGACGTAGCCACCCTCGCCCAGATCGTGAGGAACGCCCAGTGGGAGGTGTTCCGATACCTGTTCGTCAAGGACGGCAAGGTAGTCCACGAGTCGGCCGTTTCCGCCCGGCTTCCGGGTGCGACCCAGGTCTTCGTCAAGGACGACCTGCGTGAACTCGCCCAGTGGGTCCGTGGGCTAGTCGAGAAAACTGGCGCGGATACAATTTGGGCGCTCCACAACCACCCGAGCGGTCGCGCGAACCCGTCCCCACAAGACATTGACGTGACTCGGAAGATCACTGCCTTGATCCCCGAGATCAAGGGCCACGTGATCATCGACTCCAACGAGTACGCAGTCATCCAACGGGATGGGACATCTGAGGTGATCGCCAAGGACTTCCACCACGGAGGCCCCGATCCACTCCACACGCCGGCGGTGCCTCACGTGGCTCTAGGGCGACAGATGCGGAGTGTGGCCGATGTCGCCGAGACCGCGGCACTCTTCAAGCACCCAGAGGGCACATCGCTGCTCATCGGGCTCGACGCGGGCAGTCTCGTCCGGAGCGTGACCACTGTTCCGTCAAGGTTCCTCGAAGGAGACACCGAGCGGTTGCCAGCGTTCTTGCGCCGGTTCGGCCGACAGACGGGGTCCGTCGCCATTTTCATCAGCGCAGAGCCGGCACTGTTCGACAAGATCGGAACGGATCCCGCCTTGGCCGATCGACTCGCTAAAGCAATTCGTACGCGTCTCGTAATGGACGTTATCGCACCGGACGGAAGGCGCGCCTTGGACAACATGGGCGGCCGCCCGGTGGACCGCGAGCCGGGGGTGTACCTCGGGACCAGAATCGACGGAGCGACCCGTTGGGTCCGCGACTCGGGGGGCGACGACGGGACCTACTCGAAGGCGAAGCCGCATCTCGACGCGGCGCTGAAGGCGTTCGTCGACTCGGGCAAGAGTGCCGAGGATTTCGCCCGCTTCGCGCGGGAGAACCTTGGTCCTGCCGCTTCGCGGCACCTTGACCGGTTCCTCCGGGACACCCCAAGGAGTGGGTCGTCCACCGGTACAAAGAACGCCACCACGAAATCCGAGCGAGTGGAAAGGGGTCTGCCCGAGCCACCGAGGACCTCGCCGCGGAGTGGGAGGGATGGGGCTTCGGCTCTGGAAGTCCCGACGCACGAGTCGGCGGCATCCCCTTCGCCAACGGCGAGGACACGGGCAACCGTCGCGGGGGAGATCGAGTACCTCAGGCGTCGGCGGACAGGTCGCGCGTCGGGTACGGGCTCGCGAAGGCGCGGCTCGGGCGACGTCGACCCGGAGGACCTGCGCGTCGCGAAGGACCTGGCGGTCCGTTACGTGGAGTACGGTCACCGCTCCTTCGCCGAGTTCTCCCGGGAGATGCTGACCGAGTTCGGGACGCCGATCCGCCCGCACTTGAGGCGACTCTACGGCGATGGGCACACCGGCGCGGGAGACCCCGTATCGCGGCTTATCCGGCTCGTCGACGGCGCGAGGACAGCGCGGGGAGAGGCGGGAGCGCCGGCCGGCGTTCTGGGGAGACCCGGCGGGCGCGATGGTTCCCCTCGGTCGACCGGGGCGACGAAGGGGCAGTTGCCGAGCGTGCGGTCCACGCCTCCGGAAAGAGGGCTGACGGCGGAGGAGCGGGACGACCTCTTCGTTATGGCCATGAAGACCGACGGGCTCCAGCCGTCCCAAAAGCTCAACGCCCAGCGGGCGCTCGCCACCCTGTTGGGAGGGGAGTTGCCGACCGCGGGCCAACAGGCGCTCCTGCAGCGGGTGTACGGCCCGGATCTGGTCCAGGCGATCTTGAGGAAGCGGACGATGGGGTAGGGGGCATCCAGGAGCGGGTGATCCGTCGTTCGCGCCAGGTTTGCTTGACGCCGTCAACGAAGATGGCCTTGCCAACGGGACCGCGAAAAGCTCGCGCTTGCGGCAGGCGAACTCGCAGGAGTGCCAGACGACCTAGAGGGACTTGTCCTGAACTTTGCGGCCGGCGGAATGGCTGGTCTGGCCTTCAAGGGAGCAGGCTCCGTCCTGAAGACTGTCTTTAAGCACCTGAAGAAAGGCGACACCGCGGCGGAGAAAGCCATTCAAGCCCTTCCTATCCGCCCGGAAAAGAAGACGGCGGTGGTAGACGCTGTGGCGGTCGCCTCTCCGCGCAAAGAGCCTATTACCGAAGCGGTTGTGGAGACCGCGGAGAAAGCGGAGTCCAAGAGCATTGAGCCAAGGCTCCAGGCGCCCGACTCTGATCCAGCCACGGCTTCTGGAGAACCAGAAGAAGTCGTCAGGGAGTCTAGTGAGCTCATCCCAGATCCAACCAACCGGTTGTACACGGCCACGACGGGTATGCCCGGCGTCAGCGAAAACACCCTGGGGAAGGAAGGGACGGTCGTTTGGAGGGATCCGGCACGATCCCCACCCGCTCAGGCAACGGGCGCCACCCTTCAGCAACCCGGGAATACGCCTGCCCCTGGGTCGCCTGGGCCTGTGGTCCAACCGACTAACCCGATTATGCCACCTGACGATCTGCCGCCTTCGGGAGGGGGAAGAAGCCGCTTGAGAATCCGCCCCGTTCCCACGCTGCATTCTAAAACGACGCCAACTATGGCGCTAGGTTGCTATTCGCCCCATCGGGCCTCTCGCTCACGCCACTCCGCTTGCTCTTGGTCTCGGTCTTCCCTTATCTCTTGAGTTTGGGAGTCAGAGGTAGGCCAACGAAAGAGACCGCCGCCAATCGAAGTCACTCGCAACGTTGGCGGGGCTGGGGTTGGGGGAGTGATCTAACCGGCATCGGTGGCTCATACGGCATCCATCTGGATGCAGCCCAGCGGGCTGCGGCCGAGTTGGGCTTGGCACACGCTCGCGAGGCCCAAAGCATTCCATGGGAGGCGGTAAGGCTTCTCTTCTCGCCAGAGTTCAAGACCCCGGCGAACAAAGCGGCGATAGAAGACATCTGGAAGAACGTTGATAGTGGTGTACGCTCTGTAGATGATGCTCGACGAGCCATCCGTGACCTTGCTGGAGGCTTTGACGAACCCTCTTGGAACGGATCTGGTCCGCGCTATACACCTGACGAAATCCGATCGTATCACGAGATCGGAATGGTTGGAGATGGAGTTCCCGGACGGGGTGCCGGACCCTTGGACGGCGGAGCACGAGGCGGAACTCCCGCCGGGCCTCCGCTCGGACGGATTGGAAATCCCACCGCACTTGCCCAGGAAGGCGCACCAGGAACCTTAAAAGCGGCCGTCTCGATTCCCGAGAACGAAGCGCCTGTCGTCCACCTCTTTACCGGCGTCTCCGACTTCTCGTCGCTCGTCCACGAGTCCTTCCACGTGTGGCGCCGCTTCCTGGACGACGCAGACCTTGTTGGCAAGTCATATTCCGTAGAGGCTGAGGAAGCCTTTTCGCGGGCAGGCGAGCCTGCCTCACGCCCGCATTGTACAACGGACCTTACGTTCGGCTCGCCGAAGGCTAGCCCTTCATTGGGTCGGATTTGGATTCTCGGATCGATTTGTAACAGGAGATTGCAGCCACAACTCCCGGGAGCGAGGAAAGAATCCAGCCCAAGTTCCTGAAAAGCCGGTCACGACCTCGGAGCGGGACCCTGAACAAAATGCTGTCCCTCTCATCTTGGCGGGCCACGCGTTCACCAGCCCATGGCACGGTGACTGCGACAACAACGTACAGCACGCACGATAGAGTGAAGAAGAAGGATGGACTCTCTGAGGACCAGGTTGCCCAAATGGCGGCCACCTCCGCTAGGCCCGGCAGAAGGAGAGCTGCCCCGCCCGCAAGCAAACCGGCTTCGTCACAGATGATCAGGCATGCCCACAGATGGAGGAACAGCCCAAAGCCGTACGCTAGGGCGTACGACCAAACGAACAGCGTCAGTCAGCCTTCTTCGTCCTTCGTCCTCGACCCTGTTGCTAAGGTTGCGGCCCCAGCAACCACGAGCGCCCCGACCGTCGCCCAGTTGTAGGGCACCCAGTCGCTCCGCCTCATCTTCCCGGTCAGCTCCACCCAGCCAAGGGCGAGCAACACCACGCACAGAGGCAGGAACCACTTTGAAGAGCGCCACAGCATTGCAGCGGTGACCCCACAGGCAGCGGATACGACTAGCTTGAGGATGCTGAAGAAGGAGTACGGCGGATCGCCGAGAAGCGCGTACAAGAGCATCGCGATGGCGGCAAGATCGAGAAGAACCATCCCGCCTTTCGTCGCCTTGTCCACGCAACACCCTATCATCGAGGGGCGGCGGAAGACAAGCGCCCGCACTGTAACACGGGGCTAGGTGGGGGCTTCACCGGGAAGTAGCCACAGCGCCAGATGTACCCGTTACCGGGCCCTCCGCTTTCACGCCCTAAGCTCTCTGTGGCATGAAGGGGACTGTACTGTACGACAGACGGGAAGGTCAAAGATGACCTGGAGTGGGGCCAGAGCCCTGGTTTGAAAATTTAAACGACGTCGAATTCGACGGAGGCGTAGGAACCTCGTACAGTACGACCCGTCAACAGCCTGTATACTGCTCAACGCAGCGTGTTTTGCGCCAATATAGGCGCTTTTACACTTGGGTCTGAGTGAGGGGCACCGTGGAAGACGAGAACACCAAACCTGTCGAGGTAACCGTAAAAATGCAACCCGAAGCGTTCGTTCGCGCACCTCGCGTGTACGGGCAATCCGCGATTGTGTCCGTCAACCACGAAGAAGCGCAGATGCTTTTCGGGCAAACGGTGACGCTTGGAGGGGAGCAGACGTTCATGCTCGATTCCGTGGTGTACATGAACCTTGGACACTTTCGAAGGTTCGCCAAGTCCGTTCAGGCTCAGCTAGAAATGTTCGACAGAATGGCGGGAGGGTCCGACGAAGATGGCGATTGAAGTCGCATTCGTGGCGGGCGCGGCCATTCTGGCATCGTCCCAGAGGATCAGAGTCGCGGAGCCTAGCGATCGCGTTTCTTTCACTGGATGGTCTACCGCTCGGGCTTCTCGAAAGGAGGAGTGGGCTCACAAGCACCTTCCTGAGATTGGCCGGATCGCGGCAGGGCTACCTGAGTCCGACATGGAAACCTTTCTGGACGATCTCCACAAGGCCTACATGGCGGAGGACGAACTAGCCTTTCTCGCTGCGCTCTCAGACTGGGAAGCCACTGCAAACGTGTACGCAACTCCGGGCCTGGGGAATCGCTTAAGGCAGGGCCGACTTGAGCCTAAGGCGCTGGTGCGCTATTCAGGCACGAGGTTAAGTGTGACCACCCAAGAAACCGACGAGGATCGCGAAGGCTATAGCGAGAGGCAGTTCAAGGCCGCTCTTGTGGCTGCAAGCCCTGTCATAGCAGAGCGGGCAGAAGCCGCCAAAGCGCGGGGCAGGATCGGCAAAGAAGAGGCGCTTAGACGGATGCGCGAAGCGCTGGATGCTCACTCCTGACCTTACTGAGGACGCATCGGAGTTTCTAGACTCGCTTCCCACCAAGACTGCCAATCAGATTTGGAAGAAGATCGCCATGCTTTGCCAGAACCCGAACGCGGGTGATGTTAAGCAATTGGTCGGATATCCGTTCTTGAGATGCCGCTGCGGTGACTATCGCATCATCTACGAGATAGAGGACCAGACGACCCTTTTGGTGGTCCTTGTGGGATACCGAGGTGACGACGAAGTTTACAAAGAACTGAAGCGCCTGTACGGCTAACCCGTTTCTCGCTCCACCCCATCCCCAAGGCCCCACTCCACAGGAGTGGGGTCTTTTCTTTGACCAACCGACCCATCCGAGGCCCGGCCTTCCATTCTGGAGGTCGGGCCTCCGCGTTTCCAGGAGGAACCCACGTCATGTTCATCGTTCAACGAGCCGATAGCGTCGGTCAGTCCAGTGACGGCACCGCGCCCATTTCGGGCGGCACTCCCGTCTTGTCGCTGGGGGCGCTCACCCCTAGCCGCGTCCGCAGCGGACTGCAGATCAAGAACCACAGCTCGAGCTACGCGCTTCGGGTCTTTCTCAGCCAGTCGGAGACTCCGCCGACCATCACGAGCACTTCGCACCATCTGACCATCGACGCCGGTAAGGACCGGTTCCTCGCGATCGGGGGAGCGGTCCGGGTCTGGCTCGTCTCCGCGGACGCGGCCAACACCGTCGCGTTCACGGCCCTGGAGCTGGTGTAAATGACCGGGGTGCCGCACATCCTGGCCCCTCCCGGCTATTCCTTGGGGGGAAGGCCCCTGTTGGGGCTGGGTCCCGATCTCGACCCTTTGGTCTCGGACTGGCAGGCCCGCGTCGTCGCCAACGGGGGCAGCGTGTCGAGTAGCACGCTGAACGCGGTCGGCGACTTTGTGCGGGGATGTCAGGCCGACGGCCTTTGGTCGAGGCTTCAGCGCGTCAACCTGATGGCGGGCGACCAGTTGGCCGCGGCCCAGGTGCCGCTGATCCTGGGCCCGGGCTCGACGCTCGTATCGTCTACGCTCAACAACGGCGGCTTCGAGACGGCGGGCGCGGGTGGGGCGGACGCTTTTGCCTTGTGGTCCGAGTCCGTGGCGGGCACCAGCACGGTGAACAGGGACACCAGCGACTTCGACACGGGGAGCGCGAGCTGCCGTTTCGACATCGACGCCAGCGCCTCCAGCGCCTCCGTCATGAACTCGACTCTCCTCACCGTAGGCGTCACCTACTCCTACACGATAAGGGCGAAGGCTTCGATTGCGGGCACGACGGTGCGCGTGGGCGATGGAGTCGCGGCGAACTCGAACAACCATCCGCTGACCACATCGTGGGCTACCTACACGGGCTCCTTCACCGCCACTACGACCACCTTCTCCCTGGCTCGGCACAGCGCGAGTCTTGGCAGTCGGTCGATCTGGGTCGACTCGGCCACGCTCACCAACGCCGCGTTCCCGACCGACGTAAGCTTCAACTTCGTCGGCGGCGACTACACGCCGGCCACTGGCCTCACGGGCAACGGGAACTCGAAATACCTGAGCACGGGGCTGGTGCCGAACCTGGAGACGGGCCACATGAGCGCCTACCTGCGCACGGCCATCGCCTCTGGCGCTACAGTCGTCTACATGGGTTGCCGCATCAGCGACTCCTCGCAAGTGTACCGGCTCGGCCAGACCGCCTCTGGCTCCCACGTCGCATGGGGCGCAGCTTCGACCGCGAACATCGCGGGCGGAACCCCTGCGGGTCTGAGCACGGGATCGCGAACCACCACCAGCAGCAACGGCCTGACCCTCTACCGCAATGGCGCGGTGGCCGCTACCAGCAGCAACGCGGTCACTCCGCTCGGCAGTGGCCTACCCGCCTTCGTTTTCGCGCAGAACGCGGCAGGTTCGCCGACGACCTACTACGGCGGCTCGATGGGTGGCTACTCCATCGGTGACGCGCTCAACGCCACGGAGCAGCTCGCCCTGTACAACCGCATGCAGGCGTTCAACGCCGCCCTCGGGAGGTCTGTCTGATGACTTACCAAGAAGCCCAGGACAAGCGCCTGCTGACCACGCAGGAACAGATCGATGCGATCAACGCGCTGCTCCCTGCCGCCACCCAGGTAGCTGGCTGGCACGAAAGCGGCCAGCTCGTGATCGGAGCCGACCTTCTCACCGATTGCGGGGAGGATTGCACCTACGCGGCGGCCTGCGCCTTGCTCGAGTCGCTGCCGGTGATCGACGCATCCACCCCCGATCTGCCGGTCGAGCTCTGA